ATAGTTTAATTACCGCATTTTTCTGTGCTTCTAATATTCCTAATGGCTTAGCGTCAAAGTGAAGGTCACCTATTACTAGTGTTCTCATTCTTTATTCAATGCTCTCCAACTATGAGGAAATATTTTACGCATTTTATCACCAATTTCGTAAACTAAGTCTTGGGTCTCTTTCTGCGTATGCTCTTCTGTTCTTAGTTTAAACATATGATGCCAACCAAGTAATGTTCCTGTCACTACTACTGTAGTAAACATATTTTGTGGAAGAACCATTCTTGCTTGTTCTGGGGCAACACCTTTTTCTAGCAAATGGTTATAAGTAGCTAAAGAAGATTGAACGCAATCCTTCATATCATGAAGCGTCCATAAGTGTTGATTTACCGGAGTATCTTTGGAGCCTTGCTTTTTATCTTTACTAGCTTCTCTTAGAATTTCAGGAAAGAAAAACTCAGGTTCAGTAGAAACATAACGTCTTGATACTTCACTCCAAGAAAAGCCGACCTGATGCTTGCCGATCTGCCTTATTAAAAATAATGGCGCATAAATCCTAAGTGTGGCCGAGGGATGTCTAAAAGGGAGAACGTGCCCTTCTCTAGCTAAGTAAGTTAGCAATCGAGAATCCTTTTCTTCGTCAAATACTGTATGCTCTTTATCAAAGGAACATCTAGCAGCGTTAACTACAAGTAGATCCCCATTTTTTGTATAACTAAGTAAATCTATTTTAGATGTTCCTTCCTTCATATTATAAATTACCATTTTATTTTAAATTATTTTTTACCCAGTAGTCACTAAAGTTATAAGCAATACTACAGTACTCATCATAAATTTTTCTAGCTTCAGGGCCTAAATATTCATAATATCCTTTATTAAAAACATCCCTCGCAGAGCGACTAAACCAATAGTCTAAGGTAATTTTTATTTTTTCGTTCTCAGATAACCTTTCGGGAATTAGTCTTAACCCTTCTAAATGCTCCTCTAAAGAATACCCATATCCCCTGCATTGGGGGCACTCATAGTAAGCATGTAAAAACTGGTTCCACAATACTCTAGCATAAATTTTCATAGGTCACCATTTTCTTATCGGACATTCCTCGGTCATCATTCTAACTTTAGCGTGTAAATAACAGCCACATAACGAGCAATTGCTTTTTACTTTGTGCGAACAGGCTCGACAAATATCAAAGCGTTCAGAAGCAACCTCTGAAAACTCAAAACCAGCCCAAGCCCATTTCCATAAAGATTTAACAAGCGAACGCGCCTTCGAGTATAGGTTTCCCATTTTTAAAATGAATCTCCTGTCCACCAGCAAAGGATGAACCAACTTCCATCTCTATCTTCAAAGGCACCTTGAAATTAAGGTTGAACACCTTCTTGATTAGATTATAATTAACTTGCTCGTCATAGATAATTTCTAAGGCTTGAGCAAGTTGTGCTTTTCTAGCTCTGTTTTCTACCGAGTCGTGAACAGTGGCTAGAACCCTAGCATCAATGTTCTCTGCTCTGAAACGTCTCTGTATGCTTACCATTGAAGCCGTCATAACATCTGAGGCTGGACTTTGGATAGTAGTATTAAGTCCCTGTCTAAAGGCTCGTTCCCGTACTTTAATATCCTTAGCATAGATATCCGGCAGGTTTCTTCTACGGCCAAAAATCGTAGTAACGTGACCCGTAGCTTCTATCTCTTCCCTAACTGTATCCATATAAGCAAATATACCAGGGAACACTTTCTGATAGTTAGTTAAGATCGTTTCAGCGGCGTGCATACTAATATTTTGGCTTTCACTCAAGTTAAAAGCGCCACCACCATAAACAATCAAGAACGAAACAGTCTTAGCAATCTGACGTTCCTTTTTACTTATATCCTTCTTCTTGAACAGAAGTTGGGCAGTATAAGTATGTAGGTCTAGGTCGTCAATGAAAGCCTTTTGCATAGTTTTTTCGTCTGCAATATGAGCTAGGATTCTAAGTTCCATAGCTGCATAGTCAGATGTTACGAAAAAGTAACCCTCTTCCGCACTGAAGAGTTTTCTAATGCTTTTAGCTTTTTCATCTGTACCTTCCTCATCTCTTGGAAGAGTGTGAAAGGACGGACCCATTCTTTCAGCTGCTTCATAACCAGTGCAGCTTAATCGACCCGTAATCGTACCGTCTATATTAAAACTAACGTAAACGCGATTATTGTCGTTATACGCAAGAGCTTTTTTAATACCTGTAACATAAGTAGTGTAGAGTTTCTTTGATTTCCTAAGAGTTAATAAATCACTAATGAACTTCTTAGCTTCTAGTAGTTGGTCAGTAGGCTTTTCCTTTATGACACAACTACTGATATGTTTACCTTCTGTTCTATTGTCCCACTTGCCCACGGTTTATTAGCTCCTGGTTTATCTGGTCTAGGATTATCTTAAGAGTATCTTTATTAACAGAGGGTGCTCCCTTATCTGTATTGTCTGGCGGATACAACTCAAAGCCGCCTTCTCTAGTATAGAAGACTTGGGCTAAATCTTGAGTAGAAGCTAGGTTGTCTTTTTTATTGACCTGTGGGCACATAAACAAGGCGTCCTCAATATCAATTATGTTATTGCTGAGTAGCCTATCGACAGCCGCTAGTTCCTTTGTATCCACAAGCATCCCTTCATGCTCGATAGGAGTAAACTCCTCTACGGCAGGCATGATAACATGTTCTATTAAAGACCAAACAGGATGCTTTTGTAGCTTCTCTTCCAGTAAGTAATATAACTTAAGAGTAAGAGCAGCATCCATTGCGTTACCTTTAATACAATCGACTAAAGGAATGTTTCGGTAATCGAAGTTTTTATCTTCTACTGTTAACATAATTCATGCCCAACCTCCAGGGTTTGGATCTCTCCAATCCATAGTACTAAAAGGAGGTGGATTTAATTTCCTTTCCAGCAACCTATCCGCTTCCCTTCTTTTATTTTTCAATTCCCTAAAAAATCTACGTTCACTTCTCTCATGATCTAACTGTGCTCGGTTTCTTATTTTATAAGAACATACACTGTCATTTTCATGATAAACTAACCACGTTTTACCCTTTATACTAGGATTTGCTTTAATTAAACCTTGATTAGCTTCGACCCATTCTCCGCATTTACAGCATCTTCCACCGTATTTATTTTTCATAAAATCTCCAAATACTCAGGGAAATAAAGCTTGACCATTTGCTTCAAGCTTCTTGGTAGGTTTTCATCTAAACAGTGATGCATGATCTTAGTATCCCAAGGATTAACTACCTTAACTCCGATAGTAAGGAAGAACTTCATATCGAATTGCCCGTTTTGAAATATCTTGCGGTTACGAGGATTCATTAAAATCCTATTGAAACATTCTACTAGCTTGAGGAGATCATCCCCTTTGAATGGACTATCCTTGTGCTCGTAAGGAATAACCCAAGTATCGTCACCGTGACTAAAAGCTACAGTTAGGATTTTATCTGTTCTGAAATTAAGACCTTCGGTTTCCGTATCGCAGCTTACTGGGGTAGTAACGAACTCTAGCTTTTGAGCTAGCTCTTCTACTTCACTTAACTCAAGTAACGCTTTATATTCGATCGTAGCTTTAGTTCGCTTTCCTGAGATTACGAACTCGTGAGCATTTTTAATATCGGACTCAAATAGGAACTTATTCTTAGGCTCTACTACGACTGAGTAAGGATTAAAGATAGGAACTACTGTACACTTATGTCCGTTAGGCGTAGAGTATTCGTATGACCTTCCTCTCTTGTCTGTAATACCACTCTTCTTCAGGAGCATCTTCATAGGAAGATTACCACAAACAAAGACGAGCTTAGGTTTAATCTTGTCGATCGTGTCTTCTAAATGTTGGCGACAGATTTTTTGATCTTCGGTTCCCATATCTTTTTCCTTGATATTAGGACATTTAACCGACGCCGAAGTAACGAAGTCCCCAGGATAAATAGATTTTATTAAATCGTATTCGGGCTTAGAGAAAGCCACATACCTCCCAAGGAATGATTTTAATGAATCTGAAAGAAACAAGCATTCTGCTTCTTCCAGACCTTCATAATCCATTATAGAATGTCTTGGTTTCGATACATTAAGTACGGAACATCCCTCGCACTTAGGATTCGTAGTTTTATACAATTTCTCTAATGAAGACATAACTATAATATGGTATGAAAAAAGGACATTATATAAACAATAAGGAATTCGAAGACCTTATTGAGATATACTTGAAAGACCCTAAGAGTGTTGAAGATAAGTTGATGCCAATGTTTGACACGCTTATTACCAACATCTTAGGGTCTTTCAACTTCAAGGTAGATTTAGAGGATGCTAAGCAAGATTGCTTCGTTTTAATATTTAAGATTATGAAGAACTTCCATCCCAAAAAGGGTACGGCTTTTAATTTCTTCACTACCGTTATAGTAAACAATCTTAAGTTAACATACTCCAAGGATAAGAACTACAAGAATAAGCTAGCTACTTACTTTGAGAAAAATAAGGACAACTTATTTGAGTCCTAAGAAATCATAGATATCAGGTAGGTAATCTAAACTAAGAACTCCCTCTTGATTAATATTAACCAGGTGAGGCACTTTAGTTGTGTTAAAGATTACAAAGCTATGAGGAGTATCGAACGAGTTTATTAAATAAACAGGCTCAACACCATTTTCCTCCTGCTCTCGGATACCGTAAGCCTTTTGTAACGAACTAACCAGTCTTTCCGAGGGTGAATCCCACAAAGACGTGAATAGTAGGTTGATCGGCCCACGATAGTTTTGCTTCGCTAGACGAAGGATTTTATTGATATCGTTTTCTTTCGTTACTTCTACTACGTTAAACATCACTCATTACCTTCTTCTTCGGGGACTACGGAATCTACGAACTTGATGCTACCATCTTCGTTTTCAATGAAGTGGATGCCAGAAGAAGCTAGATCTTCTCTATGCTCTTTGGCGTATTGAGTAGCGTGTTCACGGAACTCATTTTCGATGAACCGCATACCCTTAATGATAAGGGTCACGATGAAATCGTTTTCTGCAATTTCATCAGGCTTGTAGGCGTCTCGGAAATTCTTGTAAGCTAGGCCCTGGTCTTTATTTAAATTGAATATTAGTTTCATACGTCCTTCTCCTCGGTCGATTGACCTTACTTTTGAGATTCCAAAAGAAAGATTTTCTTTTTGGTTAGGTTCACTGTCTATGATAGTCTGAGGGTCATTCATTTATGGAAGATAACTACGATTTCTCGAAGTTAAAGAAAAAGAAGCGGGTTAATAGCAAGACTAAAGGTAACACCTTCGAGAGGTCTATTGCTAAGATACTCAATGATAGGTTCAACACGTTAGAATTTTCCAGAACTCCGGGATCTGGGGCCTACGCTACGACTCACAACTTACCGGAACATCTGAAGATCCACGGAGATCTTATAGCGCCAAAAGGATTCCGGTATTGTTTGGAATGCAAGAAGGGCTACAACAAGGAATCGTTAGCGAGTTTATTCAACGATAAATCCGAGTTGTGGAAATTCATTACTCAAGCTGTACGAGACGCAGAAGCAGGAAAGAAGTTACCTATGGTTATATTCAAGCAAGATAACCAAAAGACTTTAGCTTTAACCACGGAAGTATTTCTAGAAACGAGAAATGTAATAAGCATCTTTGGTACTTATTACATCTACTTGTTTGACGAGCTTATCAATGCTCCAGATTATTTTTGGTTTGATTGAAGATAGACTCGATTAAAAGCTTCTGACCTTCCAAGAACTTAAGTAGCATACTTTCATTAGTATCCTTGAGTTCTACACTAACCGCTAAAGCTTCTATCGTAGGCTTTGATATTTGTGTAAGGCTTCTTGTGTTTCTCTTCTCGCCTGAGCCTGTACCTTCTTGAGAGAATCTTAGTGTTAGTCCGTCGCTTAAAGTAAAATAAGCAGTAGAGGTTCCTGGCTCAATATGAACCTGCAAATCTCCGCTTAAGTTATCTTGAGCCAATCTCTTGAAGATTTCGTTATGTGGGAATATCTTGCTTTCCCCTGAGTCCCCAGTTATTATTTGGCTCATGTCTCTGACGTTAGATCCACAAATAAGAGCCATTCGTACCAGGTAATCTTGAGCGTGCTTAGATCCTTTACGAATCTCTTTTGCTAGCTCCGAGAATCTCAATACTCTTGATAACGTCTCGCCTAATCTCTTACGGTTATCTACGTCGGAGAAGTCTTTAAGCTTGCTAGACCCTTTACTGTCCTTGAATAAAGCTTTGCCTAGAATTGAGTTTTTAATGAAGGTATAAGAGAAGTCTTTCTTGAATTGATTGGCAATAGACTTGCAAATATTCTCAGCAGTATTAGCCTTCAAATCACCTTGGTCGTCAAAATAAACTTTATTAAGTTCTACTTGTTCGGCTGCTTTTGATACTTTATGCTCTATGTTTTTAGCATAGGTAAGCATATTAGCTCTTTCTTCTGACGCAGCGTAACTAGATCCAAACTGTAGATCGTTTATAACATTAAGGAAACCCGGTTCGATATTCATATCTGTGGCTTCAATAGTTTCGTCTACTAACTGTTGCATCCTTTCCCTGGTATTAACTTCGCCAAACTTAACTGAGCTAAGACTTTCTTTTCTTTTCTGGCCGACACCAACACCGAATCTTCCGTCTTGTAATACTTGGACAGTAGATCCTATTATCTTAGCTTTTTGTTGGGCTTTTAATTGGTCTGCATAGACAAACAAAGTATCTTCTCTTCCGCCTGTTCTTGTAGCTCGACCTACAGATTCAGCAGAATCAGCTTCCATGAAGTTAACTATATTTTGAGTAAAGGAAATCTCTCTCTGTACCCAAGTCTTAAACGAGTTAACATCCGTATAAATAGCTAAGTTATTCATAACTTCGTTATTAACGAAAGCTGTTCTAATATCTACTGCTACCTCTGGATCAATCTCTAATGAAAGCTGATCTAAAACTTGCTTGTTCTTCTTAAGAATATCCGCGAACTCTTTCATTACTAGATTTCGTTCACCATCTATATTCAAGCCAATTGTAGCGTTTCTAGCTAATGCAGCTAGTTTAATATTAAACTGTAGTACGTTCTCATACATATTACCTACAACATTATTCTTATCTTGAGAAGAGAAATACTCTGGGGAGTGCTTAGCAGACTTTGGCGCACCACACGTTTTTTCTACTGAAGCCAACGCTCTTGAGGCTAGCTCAGAGGTTAGATACTTAGGGATTAAAATACCTTCTGACGAGGATTCTCCGTAAAGAATAAGGTCGTTGTTTCGTCTACCAATTCTTTCTAGAACTTTGGTACAATCGTCTTTATTCGCAGTAACTAAGTATTCAGTTAACATCTCAAACGATTCTACAGCTTGATCTATCAAATCAGGGGACAGCGGAACTCTTCTTAAAATCTCTCCTGTATCCTCATCAAACTCGATTCCCGCACCCCTTGCTAGTTTATACTCTAAGCCCCACGAACTTCCACCAGTTAAATAGCGTTCTTTGTTAGAGCAAAATTTAGCTAAGCTTCTATCGGTGTTCATGTAAGACTCATACGCCTTACAATACTTATCAAGAGTTATTTTTACTTTCTCTAGATTCTTTATCGTGCTAGGTTTAACTTGGAAGGCATAGAATAGCTCAAAAGCTCCTCCTATGACATCAGCTTGTCCAATAGCCATCTCACCAGGAGAAGCTTCTAGTTCACCTTCTTCTTGTGGCTCAGTCCCGCCTAATACGGAAAGCATATGATCCCATATCTTCTGTGCGGTTCCGTTCAACATGATCTGACCACCAGCAGGATCGACCACGTTAGAATTTCTTTGCATCGAAAGATCTTGGACGCCTAATGATCCATCTTTCGATATTCTAACATTGAATGAATCTCCTAATTCAGGGACAGGACTCCATTCAGAACCTTTAGCGTTTTTCTTGAGTATATTAATAACTTCAGCTACAACGGTATTTTCATCTTCGTTCAGGTAACGTAGTTTGAAAGTCCGCTTTTTTAATTTGTTGTAGCTCTCTAATAACTCATTAAAATAATTCATATTAGTTAGAATATTCTATTATCCAAGTCCATCTAGGCTTTATGTTCCCGCAGCTATTACAGGCAACCACCCCGTTATATTTGTCTAGAAACCCTCGCTCAATATAAATCCCATGATGCCCACAACTACACTTGGAGTTAAGTTCATCTATGAGCGGAGGGTGTGAAACCTTCCAATAATCATGTTCTTCATTGTTAGCCATTTGAGTTGTCTTCCCCAGCTAATTTTTCTAACATTAGCTCTATGTTATCTAAGCGTTTTGCTGTTTCTTGTTGTCTATGGTACTCTTTAGCTATAAAGGTTATTACTGCAATAACGGTAGCTAGTACCCATTTCCAGTCTCGTTTAAAGAACTCAATAATTCCTGAAGCTTTTTCTTTTGGGGGTAACACTTGTTTTGGCAGATCACTTACTACAGTAGGACTTATTTGAGAAAAGAAAAAATCAAAAGAATTATCTTCTTTCAAAACTCTTACTACTTTTAGTTTTATCCATATTACCTTTTCTGTTTTGGTAATATATCTCTTGGTCATGACGTAAGAATCTATTTCTCCAAAGAAGACTTTTTTAGCCATCTCTGAATCATCATGCAAGTCGTCTGGGTGAGTTATTTGTTGAAAGGTTCTATCCAACAACTCTGTCTCAGTGTATTCTAATAAAGCGCAAAGAGCAGGGTTAGCCGCTAAGAATTTTCCGTCTGCATTGATCTGAGCGAAGCCTATTATAGAGCTGTCCCATATAATTTTTTGAAGCTTCAGATTATTGTGCATATAAATAGACCTACCCCTAACTTATTAGGCTAGAGGTAGGGTGATCACGAATTACGGATTGGAGAAGTTAAAGCTATTCATGAAATCATACTTGAAGGTAACTTCTATAGTATGGAACTCATTAGTAGCATAGTTTAATTCTGAAGCAGCCCACTTGATAGGGAATACACCATAAACATCTATAGTAGCGTGTGGCTGCATAGTGTTGTCTAATTGTATAATCTCTACTTTAGGCACTTTGAAGGTTTGGCCTGTAACTCCACCTGGTTGAGCGAACTTGGTCATTTCACCTGTGATAGGATCATAAGTGTGTTTGAAGTATCGCCACAAATCGCTAGCAGTTTCTCTTAGGTATAAGTTATCAAAAGTAATAACTAGGTCACCTGGAGTAACTTTACCTGGATAGTGAAGCTTGTCGTTAACTCTATCAGCTACGATAGGCTCAGAAGCCATTTCAAGGCCATTGATTTTCTTAGCTGCTAGAGTTAAATCTGTTTGATTCGTAATATCGCCAGGCAATCCGAAGAAGTGAACTTCGAATTGATAAGCTCTTACCGAATCTAAATCTGTTGAAACAACAGGTAGTCCTTGTCCTGGAACGAAGGTTCTACCATATTTCTCTTTGTAATATCCTCTTGTCATTTATATACTCCTTATAGGTTACCTAAGTTTGCGCCTTGGCTAGTTAAATTCAGCTCGAAGATAATTATCTCCGCAGTCTTGGTTGGTTTGATCAACACCTTACACCAAAGTTCGTTTCTGTCTACTCTTACTGGGGTATTGACAGTTTCATCACAAACTACTCTGAATTCAGTAATACCTCTTCGTCTACGAATATCATCTAGGAATGGATTAACCACACCTTCGACCTGTGCCCAAGTAAATTCATCGTTAGGCTCGAACACGAATCGTCTAGCTGATGCTAATAGAACCTTTCTTACATAGATCATTAATCTACGAATGTTAATTCTATCCAAAGCTGTTGGTTCACGCTGAGTAGTTCTTTGACCGAAGATAGTAATACCTTGTTGTGGGAAAGATACGATTGGGTTTACAACGTTACCACCACTGTATAAGCTATCTCTGTCACCTTGGTTTAGTTTAACTTCAACCTCTGTAGGCTTAGTTAATCTACCTCTTTGGAATCCAGCAGGAGCGAACCAAGATTCTGCTACTGTATCTGTGAAAGCCATTTGTCTAGCTGCAAAGATAACAGGATCATACCAACGGTCTACACCATCGAACACGCTGAATACTTTTAACCAAGGCCAATAAACCGCTGCATAAGAGTTATTTATTGGAGAGGTTCTTGAGCCAGCGGTACTTGAAGATCTACCGTTACACCAATCAATAGCGTCTTGGGCAGTACCTACACCGTAAG